AGAACACCCTGTTCTTGAAGTAGAACGTCAGTGACGTCGTGTCCTGTGTAGTACCGTCGTTTGCCGTAAGAGAAAACTTAAGGAACTTTCTTTCGCTTGTATCCCAGTCCGCTGCGGAATCGGGGTAGTAGACGTCGAAGTCAGCCTGCGCCGTGCCATCCCTAAAGTCTACAAGAGTCTGCGGCGTTCCCGCCGTTAGGTCTGAAGTCTCTACAGTAAGATCGCTACTTCCCCACCCTTGGCTAGAGCTTCTGTTAGTCACAGAGATAGTGTTTGTACCAGAAAGCGTCCCCCCAGAAACATTGTTGTAGTTGGCGTTGAACCCCTGACAGTTCTCCTTGAAGATGTTTGTCGTTGCCCCAATCTCATAGATGTTACTTAGTCCAGAACTAATCGTGCTACCAGAGGAGTCCTGCAAGACAAAGCTCGTAACGTCCAAGGTCAAGATTGTGCTCCTATCCATTTTAGCTCTGTATATAGCTGTAGACCCTGAGTTCAATCCATACAAAAACGCCGAACTCGACGTGGAGGATTCGTCAAACAGAAGATTGTAGGTCACCCCACCAATGGTGAAGTCAGAAGCTGACGTAGGTTTTGAAGACGTCACGTTGACCTTCGAAGAAACCTTAGCCGTATTCGCCGTGATTTCTGACCTTTCGCTATCAGTAATAATCTGACCACTTCCAGCATCTGTTACATCACTATGTGTGGTAACCAATCCATCAGCACTAACTTTAGACGTATTAGCTGTAATAGCTGATGCCTGATCGGCGGAAATGGTGGTGGTGTCTCCCCGTAGCGCTGTGGTAGAACTTGTTCCAAAGCCAGGGAACGTGACCTTTAATGTGTTGGCAGCGACAGAAGAGTTATTCGAAACCTCCGTATCAAAATCGATGATCGTAGATGCGGCCTGAGTGCCTGTGTGGTTAGCCCTGGCCTTGAGGTTGGCGTCGGTATCGTTGACCGTAGCGCCGATATCTATGCCACCTAGTTTAGTGTGGTCGTCGTCTGTAAACACGTTCGAGTCTGTGGCCGACTCAACAAGAGCTCTAATCTCAGATGCAGTTTGATCCGCAGTGGCCCCTTCTTCAACCCCATCTAGCTTATCAAACAGAGTCTTAGTCATGACACCCGCCGAAGAGGTCGATGCCGAAGCGATATCTGTAGCCGCACCACCACCAGAAGGTGTTATGGTTACTGCCGTCTCAGAAGTAGAGGTGCTCAGGTCTATCTGCGACCCAGTAGCTCTGAGGTCGTCAGTAGAAAACCCCAATCCATCATCGGAAGTAAAGGAGACTACGCCAGTGCTTGAGTCGTAGCTACCTCCAGTAAATCCTAGTCCATTTACACCATTAGTGCCATTATTACCTGGCTCTCCTTTGTCTCCTTTGGCTCCCTTCTCACCTCTAATACCTTTCTCGGTAATAGTTAGGTCAGAAGCCTTTGACTCTGTAGTCAAGGCAACATTTTCTACGGTGGTGAGTATAACAGAAGTACCGCTGGCTTGAGTTACGGTGATTTCAGTTGATTGCTCAGATGTTACTGTTATAGCCATTAGACAACTAAAATACTTCCGACTTCACTGATGTCCTCCTTCACCACAAACGTTCCAGTAATAATGGTTTTTTGCTGAGAATTGTCGTTGTCAAGTCTTTGAAGATCATAAACATATCTTCCAGACGGAACGTTTGCCATGCTATCTGCATCTACAGAAAACTTGACTACACTGTATTCTGGATCGTCTTGCGTAGAACTACCTCGATCTATCACAAACGTAGCAAAAGCGTCTGTAACATCGACACCTCCCCGAAGAGGGAGAGCGGGGCTATTATCAGGTACGGGATTCTCCTGAGATGGCTGCACAGGATTAGTAGTTAAAATGAGCCCCTGTTTACCGTCTGCAGTAGCCTTGGTCCTGACCTGCAAAGAGAATCGATCTTCAGTGATATTAATCTTTTTGCCTTCAGAGTTCTTAATGGTCAATTCCAAGCTAAAAGTGTCGCCTCTACGACAAACTATATCCAACCTGGTGGATGTATCAAGGTTGATTTTACTCGCCATCTTGTATAGGGTTTTCTGATTCTTTACCTTCCCTCTTGTCTATCATTTCTGATTGGATTTCAGCCTGACGATTTACCCGCCTATCTTTACCGTCCTCTTTCAAAACCTCAAGCTTCTCTCTAAACTCCTTATCCTCCTCTCTGAATCCAAGGGTGGCCTTAGCCTTAATCATCTCAATCTCTTTTCTGAACTCATGCTTAACGCCCTCAAGCTGAATCTCAAGCTGGTTCTTCAGCTGCAGCTCTTGAGCGGTAAGTTGTGAGTTCAACTGCATTTCCTGAGCTTTTGCCTGCGCCTGAGCCTGAGTAGCCTGCATTTGAGCCTGCGCCTGAGCCTGAGAATTCTGCATTGCAATCTCTTGATTTCGCATCATTCTCTTTTTTCTTCTCAGGACAAGAAGTCTTTCAGCTTGATTTATGTCTTTCATAGACCTAATTGCAATAGCGTCTTCAATGTCCAGCTCTTTTTGAGACAAAGATATTTGAATGTTCTGCTCAAGATAGGCCTTCTCTGCGTCCTCCATTTCTCTTTGAACTGTAACACCAAAATTGTACATTGGAAGTTGAGCAAAAGACCCCAAGACCTCCATGTTCTTTTTTCCTATGGCGTTCTCATACAGCTTAGTAACAACTGAGTCAGAAGGGAGTATTTGAAGACACTTTACTACATCTGTGCAAACCTTTTTGTACAGGATAGCTGCTGAGTTAGTTATGTCATAGATCGCATTGTTTGCAGCTGCCAGAGCCTGTTC